CCATAACGTCGCGCTGCTGGAGAACGACCGCCTGCAGACCCAGTGGGGTTACCACCTTGAGGCCGAAGTGATCGTGATCAATGAGCTTCGGCAGTCGGACGCCAGCGACCGTCGGGCGCTCGAAAACCGCCTGAAGTCCATCATCGCAGCGCCCCCTGAACTACTGGTGGTCGAGCGTAAGGGGATGCATCCGTACTATGTTCCCAACCGCGCGCAGGTGGTTGCGTTTACGAATGAGCGCGGCGCTATCGCGCTGAGCACGGAAGACCGCCGCTGGTTTGTCACTTGGACGCATGCCGGGCGGATGGAGCGGGCCAAGGAGTTCTGGGACTGGTTAGGTCACGGCGGCTTTGAGGCCGTCGCGGGTTGGTTGCATGCGCGTGATGTGTCCGCGTTCGATCCTGGCGCGGCCCCAATGTGGACGGATGCGAAGGAAGCGATGCTGTCGGCGGCCCGCCCGCTGGCGGAGTCTTGGCTGATTGAGATGATCCGCGACGGACGCGGGGAGTTTGCGGGCGGCATCGTAGGCGGCCCGTGGAACGCATTTGCCGACCGCCTGCAGGGTCAAGCGCCCGCTGGCGCGCGGATCTTCCCTGCGTCCCTGATCCACGCCTTGACCGACGCCGGATGGGCGGACCTGGGGATGTGCCACAGCAAGAACTTCAAGACGAAGAAACACATCTTCGTCTCGCCTGACTGGCGCGGCAACAAAGCTGACGCCCGTGACGCCATCGAGGCCCGCGCGGCCATTACCGGGCCCTTGGCGCTCGTAAAGGTGGGCTAGTGGGGCTGAGGTAGCCCGGACAAAAAGAAACCGCCAGAGCGTGAGCTTTGGCGGTTTTTTAACGCCCTTCGAGGGGGCGATCAGGGAGACAACACGAGAGGCCCGACTATAGGTCTAGCGCGATGATGACGCAAGCGGCCAGCGCTGCGGCTAGGATGGCCCAGATCATGCGCGCCCCCACGGGCCGTTGGAGCGCGTGCCATCGGTCACGCAGGGGTTAAATACGTCATCGCAGTGGATGCCCAGCGAGTAGCACTCCTCGCGCAGGAACCCGTCACACATATCGCGCAAGTGCTCCTCGGTCGCGTCGGGTTCGTCTTCTAGGAGGCTGTACCCCACGATGTCAACGTACAGCGCATCCAAATCCTCGCGGGTTTCGGCAAGCTCCATGCGCTGCGCGTACTCGCGCAAGCGCTCCAATTGGCCAGCGGGGTAACCCTCGCGCCGTTCGTCGTCCAGCTCTGAGCGCGTCAGGGGTCTATCAGGGTCAAGGCAGGGGATCATGATCGGGTTCATGGTGCGGGATCCTTTCAGAAGGGCGCCGCTGGCGCGTTGACGGGGTAGGGCACTGGCGCGCGTACAGGCCGCGCGTCGGGGGCGAGGGTGGGGTAATGCAGGGGCGAGGCGGGGAACGGCCACGGCGGGGCCTTTGGTGTCTTTGTAGGCGCGCTGTGGTGCATGGGGTTGCTGCGGCTCATTCTTCGGTCTCCTCGGCGGTCTCTTCGAAGTGCTCCAGCAGCTCGGACCAGTTGATCTCAGATGTGCAGAGGAAGTCGCGCATGAAGTCAGGGACGGACTCCTCGGCCTCTTCGATGGCGTAGCGGGCGGACTCGACATCTTCGCGCGTCTCGGGGTTAAACCAGACGTTGACTAGCCAAGTGGCGCGGTTTGTCCAGCCGTTGTATGTGGTGTCGCTCATGGTGTGCTCCATTGAAGTTGATTGGACTGTGATGCGTGGCGCATCCCATAGGCGCCCGCTGGGAGCGCCTAGGCGGATGGGTCAACGCGCGCGCCATTCTTTGCTTCGACTGAAGCGCGCCCAACAGTGCCAGCACATCAGGCCTACGCCCATGACGTGCCACCAGACATAAGCCACGGGGCTTTGGTTGCGTCGCATCTTGTTACAGCGCGGACAGAGTTGCGTTTTGACTTTCATCGCGGGTTACATCAGGCAAAAAACGGACACCGCAAAGCGATGTGCAATTTCTTGGCGCGCGGCATCAGCGGCTTGGACTGCATCGCGCACAAATTCCATCGCAGCCCGTCCGGGCATCACGCCCGCCCGCAAGCGTTCAGCAAAACGCGCGCGTTCGGCCAAATAGGCGGGATGCGTGCGCCACACTTGGCGCGCGGCGTCTTCTTGCGCTGCTTTGTGTGATTTGATTTCCGCGCTGATTTGCGGGCGGGTTTTGCCGGTGTTGCGACCTGCGCAAATCTGCCCGTAGTGGACAACATCGCCGGAGTCCAGTTCAATCGTCACGGTGAACTTTAGGTTAGTTTTGCCGCAGCAGTCGCAGGTATTCACGCTGTCGTCAGTGCCGAGTGCGCGCGCCATGGTCGTCTCTCCTGATGTGGTGATGGGGTTAGATACCGGCAGCGATCAGCGCGCCGATGGCGAGCCCGAAGGCGATGGAAAAAAGGACGTCACGAATGCGGGTCATGGTGGGGGCTCCTTAGATGTTGCGAAGATGGGCGGCGTCAACGCCAATGGCGCGCAGGAACTGCGCGAGCGTGTGGACGTTGATTCCATAGCCGTGGGCAGTGTCGGTGCATGCGTCGACGGGGTTGATCTGCCGCTGTGAGCGGTGAAAAGCGTAGGTGCGAAGGATGGAAGGGTGAAACATGTTGCGCTCCTTGTTGATGACAAAGATAGTGTAACGGATTGTCTTACGGTAGAGACAAGCATAACCCTTCAGCGCGCTAGGACATTACGGGGTGGGGGCTATGCCCGTGGGGGTGAAAACGTGGGTGGCTTTTTTGGGGGCCTATTACCTATGTAGGGGTATAGATGGGCAGGATACAGAATTTGAATAGCGGCGTCAGAGTATACTGTATATAATTACAGTATAGGTGTGTGTGTGTGTGTATAGGCGCAAGCATGTCGTGGGCACCGCCCATGACTACCCCGAGCACCCGCGCCCCAAACCCCCGCGCCACCACGCCACCAGGACACAGCCACGCTACCGACCAGCATGGGCACCGCCCATGACTGCCCATGATGCTGGTGGTGACTGCATGCTGTGGGCACTGCCCACCACTGCCCACGGGCTGGGGGCAGCGAGCTGCGCGGCCAGGGCAGCGAGCTGCGCGGCCAGGAGGGGGGAGGGGAGGGCCGGCAGCCTGAGCGGTCAAAAACGAAGGGGCCGCGAACAAAATTTTTTACAGCACAACACCGTAAAGCACCACCTTACACTTGCAAGCCGTCCAACAACCTGTAACATTACGGGCATGAGCTTTCAGTCACTCCCAATCACGGCGCGTGAGGTCAAGGCGACCGAGGCTGTGCTGCAGAAGCTGTACAACGCGGCCAAGTTGGGTCTGCGTGGCGACAACCTGGCGTTGAACGCAGGCTTGCTGCCGATTGAGTACCGGCGTCTGTGTCAGATGGACCCGATAGCCGAGCTGGCGGTGCAGAAGGGCTACGCCGACGCTGAAGGGGAGATGAGTCTTGTCATCCACACGGCGGCGCGTAACGGCGACACCAAGGCCGCAGAGATGATCCTGAAGCACAGGCACGACTGGGTGGCCAAGCAGCATGTGCAGGTGGACGTGGCGCAGCAGATCAGCATCAGCATGGCGCTGGAGAAGGCTGAGCAGCGCGTCATGCAGATCCCAAGCGACGTCGTGGACGTCATCGAACACCAACCGAAGGCGGCGTCGATAGCCGCGCCAACGCATGCAGCAGCCGAAGTACAGCGCTGAAGACGAACAGACCCTGATGGCCCGGCTGTGGAGCCCGGCGGTCAAGGACGATCCCGAGGCGTTTGTGATGCTGGCGTTCCCGTGGGGCGAGGCAAACACGCCGTTGGCCAACTACAAGGGCCCACGCCAGTGGCAGCGGCAGGTGCTGCGCGACCTGAAGGAGCACATCAAGTCGAATAACGGCAAGGTGGACTTCAGCGTGTTTCGGATGGCCGTGGCGTCAGGGCGCGGGATCGGCAAGTCGGCGCTGGTCAGTTGGCTGGTGCTGTGGATGATCACAACGCGCATCGGGGCGAGCGTGATCGTGAGCGCCAACAGCGAAGCGCAGTTGCGCTCGGTGACATGGGCCGAGATCACAAAGTGGCTGGCGATGCTGATCAACAGCCACTGGTACGAGATCAGCGCGACGAGGGTGACGCCGGCCAAGTGGCTGACGGACCTGGTGGAGCGCGACCTGCGCAAGGGCACGCGGTACTGGGGCGCGGAGGGGCGGCTGTGGTCGGAGGAGAACCCGGACAGCTACGCCGGTCTGCACAACAGCGACGGCGTGCTGCTGGTGTTCGATGAGGCCAGCGGCATACCGGACACGATCTGGGACGTGGCGCAAGGCTTCTTCACTGAGAACACGCCGCATCGGTTCTGGACGGCGTTCAGCAACCCTCGGCGCAACAGCGGGTACTTCTACGAGTGCTTCAACGCCAAGCGGGACTTCTGGCGCACGCGCAACATCGACTCGCGCACGGTCGAGGACACCGACAAGGCGGTGTACGAGCAGATCATTGCGGAGTACGGCGAGGACAGCCCGCAGGCCCGGATAGAAGTGTATGGAGACTTTCCGTCTTCCGGCGACGACCAGTTCATCAGCCCGCGCATGGTGGACGAGGCCATGCGCCGGCCACGCTACAAAAACCCCGACGCGCCTATTGTGCTGGGGGTGGACCCGGCGCGCAGCGGCGCGGATGCGACGGTGATTGTGGCCAGGCAGGGGCGCGACCTGCTGGCCATCCGGCGCTACCGGGGCGACGACACGATGACGGTGGTGGGGCACGTCATTGAGGCGATAGAGGAGTTCAAGCCAGCGCTGGTGGTGCTGGACGAGGGTGGGCTGGGGTACGGCATACTTGACCGGCTGACCGAGCAGCGGTATAAGGTGCGCGGGGTGAACTTTGGCTGGAAGGCCAAGAACACCATCATGTGGGGCAACAAGCGCGCGGAGATGTGGGGCGCGATGCGCGAGTGGATCAAGTCAGGGTCCATGCCCAACGACCGGCAGCTCAAAGCGGACCTGACAGGCCCCAAGACCAAGCCCGACTCAAGCGGCACGATCTTTCTGGAGTCGAAGAAGGACATCAAAGCACGCGGATTGGCCTCTCCTGACGCCGCAGACGCGCTGGCGGTCACGTTCGCCTATCCGTTGGCCAGCCGCGAGTATGTCGAGCGCCCGCGCACGATTACAATGCGCGACAGAGGCCAAATGTCGGCAAGTTGGATGGGCGCGTAGCGCCCAAAAAGGGGCCAAAACGATGCCACTCGTCAAATCAGCGTCTTCGACGGCCTTTCGCAAGAACGTAAAGGCCGAAATGGCGGCTGGAAAGCCCCAAAATCAGGCCGTAGCCATCGCGTACAGCACCCAGCGTGCTGCGCAGGCCAAATCAGGCTCAAAACCCGCGCCAAAGGGCAAGAAGTAACATGGCTGACTACACCGGCATCACATCGGCTGCTGCCGTGGCCAACGGCGGCGGCGCCAAGAACAAGTCTGACGCAGACGTCCTTACGTCAACGACTGAACCAAGCTATCTCGGCTTACAGTGAAAGTCGTGAGGATGAGATAGACGATCTCCGCTTTTTTGCGGGAAGTCCTGACAATGCGTGGCAGTGGCCAGCGGACGTTCTGGCCACCCGTGGCGCGGTGCAAGGGCAGACGATCAACGCCAGGCCCTGCCTGACCATCAACAAACTGCCGCAGCACGTCCGGCAGGTCACCAACGACCAGCGGCAGAACCGCCCCAGCGGCAAGGTGATCCCGGCTGACGACAAGGCTGACGTCGAGGTCGCGGAGATCTTTGATGGCGTGGTGCGGCACATCGAGTACATCAGCGACGCCGACGTCGCCTACGACACCGCTTGCGAGAACCAAGTGTCGTTTGGCGAGGGCTACATCCGCCTGCTGACCGAGTATTGCGACGACGACACGTTCAATCAGGATATTAAGATCGGACGGGTGCGTAACTCGTTTTCGGTCTACATGGACCCGCTGATCCAAGACCCGTGTGGCTCGGACGCCAAGTGGTGCTTCATCACCGAGGACATCACCCGCGAGGAGTACCACCGGCTGTACCCGAACGCCTCGCCGGCCAACACGCTGATGAGCCTGGGCGTGGGCGACCAGTCGCTGAGCCAGT